CGTAGAAGTATCCCCTGAAGATTTACCTGAGAATCCTGAAGCCAACGATCATATCTTTTCGGGTGGTCGTTGGTGGACGATAAACTCTAAAGCAGAAAATGTAAATAACTTACCTAGTGGGTATTATAATCAGATGTTAGGTGGCAAGAACTTAGATTGGATACGTTGTTATGCAGAAGGTAAATATACTTATGTCCAAGAGGGTAGACCTGTATGGCCTGAATATGATGATCAAATGATGAGTACAGCTGAAGTTGATTACGATCCAAACTTACCCATTCACATTGGATTAGACTTTGGTTTAACACCAGCCGCTGCAATCGGGCAACGATTAGCTAACGGTCGATGGGTGGTGTTACATGAGATTGTGACAGAAGATATGGGTCTGGAAAGATTTGGTCAACAGTTACTCGCTGAGATTAATGCTAAATATCCAAAAGCACAAATACTGGTATGGGGTGACCCAGCGGGTATGCAACGGGATGCGATTTATGAAGTGACTGCATTTGACTACTTACGAACCCTAGGACTCAAAGCACAACCGACTGCATCAAACAATTTTAGAGTAAGGCGTGAAGCTGCCGCTGCACCCATGCAAAGATTAATTGCGGGTAAACCTGGACTCATGGTACATACATCATGTAAACGATTACGCAAATCACTTGCGGGTGGTTACCATTTTAAACGAGTCAGTGTTGGTGCGGGTCAAGAACGATTTAAAGATAGTCCCAATAAAAACGAACATTCACACATTGGTGACGCATTTGGTTATTTGCTCTTAGGTGGTGGTGAACATAAGCGTATGACTAAATCAGGGTTAAGTGCAAATACGTTAATCTCACAAACTGTCGTAAATAGTGACTTTGATGTATTTAACCAACATTGATAAAATACTCAAAGCAATGCCTGAGGTTCGTCATGGCTACTATTTACCCTTTGAAATTGGTCATGTGTTTAATTTTCAAGGGATTGAGGAGTATGGGTCTCAATCAATTAAGATTGAAGATCGAATCAAATATTTGGAATACCAGTCTCAACTTGGTCCTAGTGTTACTGCGTTTGTCAATCGTCGTCCTGTCGCTGTGTTTGGTCTTGTGTTTCTCTGGCAAGGAGTGGGTGAAGCGTGGTCGTTATTCACAAAGGAATCCAGAAGATACCCCATAGCTATGACAAAAGGTGCAATTGCATTTTTTGATAGCTGTCAGATATTATTTAATTTACATCGTATACAAATTACTGTAAAGTGTGATGATAAACGTGCTGTTTCATGGGCAAGGTATTTGAATTTTGTAGAAGAAGGTACTATGTTAAATTACAGTGCAGACAAAGATGATACATTTATAATGAGGAGAATCTAATGGGTGGTGTATTCGGTGGCGGTAAGCCAGACACATCAGCAGCAGAAGCACAATTAGCTGCACAACGTGAAGAAACTGCGCGTATGCGTAAACAGACAGAAGAAGAAAAAAGAACATTACAAGAACAACAAGCATCACAAGCACGAGCAAGACGTCGTGGCGGTAAGCGTATGTTGTTATCTGAATCTCGTTTAACTCCAGAAATGGGTCTGGACGAAGAAAATCAAACCACATTAGGAGGTTAGCATGGCCGCGCTTGATTTTGGGATGGCATTATCAAGAGGAATGCTGCCTACATCTGAAAAAGCACAACAAGATCTATTAAATCTTGCTGGCGGTCGTAACATTTTTAAATCTGAAGATTGGTGGAACAAAGCCGTTGATGAACAAGTATCATCTGGATATCGTAAGTATAAAGAAGAAGGTCGTGAATTTTTATTACCCTCTGGTGAATATCAATTAGGCAGAAGAAATGTGAGTGTAAGATATACACCACCATACGCAAACTCACCTTTTGGTAATCCTTATGGTAATTATGGTCCAATGCAACCGAGCGCACCAACTAGCCCAATGGCAGCAGCAATGGGTGGATGGAGAGCTAACGAATCTATTAGTTATGAAGATCCAACAGGAGGTAGAGCATTAAGTAGCAGAACAGTTCCTGTATATGAAGGACGTACATATTTTACAGGTGGTGAATTATCTGAGATTGAAGCAGCAGCAAAACGTGGAGCTGAGCAAGCAAAACGTGCATCAGCAGAGTCTAAAAAATCTACTCGCAGACTTGCAAGGGGTACAGGTGGTTTAGTAGCAAAAGCAGTCTTGCCTGGAGAAAAACCAGCAACAGGACTACCATCATTAGGTGATATAGGATTAGGATTAACAACAACTGCATTAGGAAAAGGATTAGAATTATGAGTGATGAATACGAAAATATTGAATACGATAAGAGTGGTAAGCCAACAAATGCTTCAATGAAATGGGCATGGGAAAATGATCGTGAATTGTTTATGGATTTGCAAGAAAAACATTTTACGACTAAAGCTAAAATGAAAGACAATCCTATTGCAGACATTGCTAAAAAAATTATGGGTAAATCTAAGAAGGACTAATCATGGATAAGATGCAAAAGAAAGTTCGTAAAGTCATGAAAGAATATAAATCTGGTTCATTAAAGTCAGGATCAGGAGCAAAAGTAAAAAGCCGTAAACAAGCAATTGCAATTGCTATGTCTGAATCTGGTCAAGCCAAGAAAGGGTACTAATGGAAAAAAAAGGTTTGTATCACAACATAAATGAGCGTAAGAAAAAAGGCATTAGTCGTTCAAAATCTGAATCGACAATATCACCTAAAGCTTACAAAAATATGTTAGCTGGTTTTCCAAAGAAGAAAAAATAGATGGAACGATATAGAGACGCTTATTCAACAAGAGATATTGAACAAGTTAGACTGATTGAAGGTCAGGCTTTTTCGTTAGGATATGCACGAACTTTTTTAGATCCATTGCCAGCTACAGAAAGCATTGACATTGCACTTGCATTTCCAAGCGGTATGAATCCTATTATGAGTATTTCAGGATTATCTTCTGGTAATGCGGTTGGTTATTTATATGAAGGTTCAGTCGTTTCAGGTGGAACACCATTGACTATTATAAAAAGAAATAGAGCAAGCACCATTACTAGCCAAGGTGTAGCGATTGTTAATCCAACGATTACTTCATTAGGAACTTTAGTATTGCAAGAAATTTTAGTAGGTGGTCTTGGTAAAAAAGGTGCTGGAGGTGAGGCTGGTGGTAACAACTTAATATTAAAAGGATTGACGACTTACTTGTTTAGATTAACTAATGCAGATACTCAGAACAATGCTCATGCTTCTGAAATTATATTAAGTTGGAATGAATAATGGTTGCTAAAAAATATCAAAATCCTACAGGTGGTTTGAATGAAAAGGGACGTAAACATTTTGAAAACAAAGATGGTGGAGATCTTAAACCACCACAAAAATCTGGGACAGATGGTCGTCGTGTCAGCTTTGCTGCACGCTTTGGTGGGATGGATGGTCCGTTAAAAGATTCTAAAGGGAGACCTACAAGATTAAAAAAAGCTTTAAGTGCTTGGGGGTTTGGTAGTAAAGAAGCAGCACGTTCATTTGCTGCAAAACATAAAAAGGGATAAGTATGGTTGATATGATGAGGTTAACTGCTGAAGATGTGTTAAAAAGACATGAGAAAGCATTAATAAAAAAAGAAGATTTTAGAAACTTGTACGAAGAAGCGTATGAGTTTGCTCTACCACAACGTAATCTTTATGATGGACATTACGATGGTAAAGTCGGTGGTACGAAAAAGATGAATCGTGTATTTGATTCTACAGCCATCAACTCGACACAACGATTTGCTAACCGTATGCAATCAGGCATTTTCCCACCACAACGTAAATGGTGTCGATTAGAACCAGGACCAGACATTCCTGAAGAGCGTAAAGCAGAAGCACAAGCTGCATTAGATATTTACAATGATCGTATGTTTGCAACACTGAAGCAATCAAACTTTGACATTGCAATTGGTGAGTTCTTGCTTGATCTATCTGTAGGTACAGCCGTGATGATGGTGCAACCAGGTGATGACATCAGTGCAATTAACTTTATTCCTGTACCACAATATTTAGTATCTATTGAAGAAGGTGCAAATGGTCAAGTAGATAATGTGTATCGACGTATTAGAATGAAAGGCGAATCTATACAACGTCAATGGCCTGATGCTGAAATACCCAAAGAGTTACAAACAAAAATTGATCAAAAACCAACAGACGATGTTGAGTTAATTGAGGCAACTATACTGGATCAAAAGCGTGGTGACTATTGTTACCATGTGATTCATAAAGAGTCAAAAGCTGAATTAGTATATAAACGTATGGATTATAGTCCTTGGATTGTATCAAGATACGCTAAAGTAGCGGGTGAGATCTATGGGCGCGGTCCATTAATCACAGCATTACCTGATGTAAAGACATTAAATAAAACATTAGAGCTAGTGTTAAAGAATGCATCATTAGCAATTAGTGGAGTATATACGGCTGCAGATGATGGTGTATTGAATCCTAACACCGTGAAGATTATGCCAGGTGCCATTATTCCTGTAGCACGTAATGGTGGTCCACAAGGTGAATCACTCAGACCATTACCACGTTCAGGTGATTTTAATGTGTCTCAAATTATCATGAATGACTTGCGTCAAAACATTAAACGCATCTTACTGGATGAATCATTACCACCTGATAACATGTCAGCACGATCCGCAACAGAAGTTGTTGAGCGTATGAAAGAGTTATCACAAAACTTAGGCTCTGCCTTTGGTCGGTTGATTAATGAAACCATGATTCCATTAGTTTCCAAAATACTGCAAGTGATGGATCAGCGTGGTATAATTGATTTACCATTAAAGGTTAATGGTCTTGAAATTAAGATTGCACCTGTGGCTCCATTAGCTATGGCACAAAATATGGATGATATACAGAATATGTTGCAGTATGCACAGATTGCACAGCAGTCAGGTCCAGAAGCTCAGTCTACATTAAAAGTCAGTGAGATGATGGATTATATTGCAGACAAGTTAGGTGTACCCGCTCGTGTGAGAACGACACCAGAAGAGCGTGCAATGGCTCAGGAGCAAGCAATGCAAGCAGCACAGCAAATGGCACAACAAGCACCAGAGGCAATACCAGCAATGGCTGATGCTGTGATGAAAGGACAATAATGGCTGGATGGGAAGATTTAGAACAAGCATTACCATTAGATATAAGAGATGTAAAACAAAAACGAGATGATGTAGATCGTCTTTGTTTAAGAGTCCTTGGGGGTGAGGACGGTGAACAGTTATTAAAATGGCTGCGTGAAGCAGTCGTTGAGCAACCTGTTGCCTTGCCAGGTAGCGATCCAAGCTACGCTTACTACCGTGAAGGACAAAATAGTATCGTACGGGATTTAGAAGCAAGGTTAATTAGAGCAAGGAAAATGTAATGGAAGAAACACTCGAGCCTAGTGTGGAGCAAGAAAGCACTGGCCTACTCGATGGAGCAACTCCAGAAGTCGAAGAAGCTAGCGAAGAAAATCCACAGAAAGTAGAAATAGATCATCGCGATCCCGAAGAACTAAAAGCAAAGCAAGAGTTTGAAAATACGGAAGACGATGATGAACCATTAGAACGACCAGATTGGTGGCCAGAAAACTTTTGGAAGAATGATGATTCTGCTCCAGACTTAGAAGGCATTGCTAAATCATGGTCTGATCTTCGTAAGAAAATATCACAAGGTAAACACAAAGCACCAGCAGATGGTAATTATGATACGGCTGCATTTGGTGATATCCCTGAAGACGATCCTGTCAGAAATCATGTAATGGATTGGGCAAAAGAATATCAAGTCAGTCAAGCTGCATTAGATGATTTGGTAGGGCAAGTTGTTGAAATGGGTCTTGCTGGCAATCAACAAGCATCTATGAACATTGAACAAGAGCGTAAGATGCTAGGTCCAAATGCAGATGCTCGCATTCAGAGTATGGTAAAATGGGCAAGCGGTCTAGTCAACAAAGGTGTATGGGGTAAAGATGATTTTGAAGAGTTTAAAGTAATGGGTGGTACTGCTCGCGGTATTGCTGCATTAGAAAAACTCAGAGCATCATACGAAGGTCGTGTGCCTGTAGAAACAACACCTGTTGAGGGTGCGCCATCTAAAGATGAGTTATATCAACTTGTAGCTGATCCAAGATACAAAACAGATCCTAGTTTCCGTGCTAAGGTCGAAAGAGCTTTCCAACAAAATTTCAATTAAAAGCTTGACAAAAAGCCTTATTCTCGAGTAGAATCGGGGATAAGGCCCATTGTTTATCACAAAACAACCCTTAACGCAAGTAACCTTGTCGTATGGCTATCGTAAATAGCAAGCACTGGCCCAGGTTTCACTGGCATACCACAGCGATTAATACATATTTTTATTAATTACTAAGGAGTCTCAAATGGCTATTGGATTATCTAATGCTTTTGTTACCCTATTTGATGCCGAAGTTAAACAGGCTTACCAAGCTAAAGCACAGCTTGTAGCTGCAGTGAGACAAAGACGTGGCGTTGAGGGTTCAACAGCAAAATTTCCTAAAGTGGGTAAAGGCGTAGCAACATTACGTATTCCACAAACAGACGTAACACCGTTAAATGTGGATTTCTCACAAGTAACAGCAACAATGGAAGATTGGAATGCAGCAGAATATTCTGACATCTTCATGCAACAAAAAGTTAACTTTGACGAAAGACAAGAATTAGTGCAAGTTGTGGCTAATGCAATTGGTCGTCGTCAAGACCAACTTATTATTGATGCTTTAACAGCATCTTCAACATCTAACACTGTGTCAAACGACATTGGTGGTACAGATACAAACCTTAACTTAGACAAACTTCTTGCAGCTAAGAAATTGTTAGACA